GCCATGTGGACGAGCCAGGAGATCAGAAGGTCGCTCTTGCCCACCTTGGGCGCGCCACCCAGCACCAAGAGCCCGCCCGGTGTCAGAACGCGCGGCGCGATGATGTCCTTCGGCATGGGGCTCTGGTCGTCCAGCAGCGCGCCAAGCGTGAAGGCGGGCATCTCCTGCGGCCCCGGTGCGCCGGAATCCAACCGGACCAGCGGCGGTCCGTATTTCTCGACATGCCGGTTCCAGAGGCGCTCGGACTCGCGCTTGAGCCGTTCGACCGGCCACTGCGGTCGGAGCATCGCGGCGTTGTAGCCGCAGATGCCCTCCCAGCCCTCGTCCTTTGTCATCCGGCCTTCGTGGACCATGCGGATGAAATAGCCGATCGCAGCCGACGCGCCCTCGAAGCGGGACCAGTCGTCCTGGGCGCCCTCGCGCACCGGGGTGACCAGCACATCGTCCATAGCGGGCTTGTCGGGATGCGTGAACTCGGGCTGCAGGGACACGCCCGGCGCAGGGGGCATGTCTGTGACGGCCTCTACGAACTCGGCCAGATCGCGCTCGCGGTCGGCGTTCAGTTCAACGATCCGCACCTGCGTTTTCAAACTGTTCTTGTAATAAACGCTGCCTGCCACCCGGATCGGCTGGTGGGCCGAGCGGAAATGCATGTCGCCACCGACCTTGGCGGCAATGTCGCCGCGCAGACGGGTCACACGGAGGATGTCATCGCCCTCGGCAGGCTCAGTCAGTGTCCACCAGACATGGGCCTTGTGCTGACCGTCTGGTGTCACGCCACCGCTTTCCACCACCATGGTCGGCGACCCAAGGTGACGCTCCAGATGGGCCCGCTTTGCACCGATATCGCCGGTGTCGAGATCAACCACGACGGCCTGCATCTGCAGGATTTCCGCAGCCTTAGCCTGGCCTGACGCGGCGACGGTGCCGGGGATCACATAGACCGCTGCGCCCTCTCGCGAGGCCCATGTCGCGAAGGTTGCCATCTTTTCGGGCGCGGCCTGATCCGCCTTGAGCCAGATGTTGTGCGGGCGGCCATCGATGCCTTGGCCCTTGTCGATGAAACTGCGGACCGGGATCAGACCGTCGCAATAGCCGAAGACGACCTGCATGAACTGGGCGATCTGCGCAGGGTCCGGCTCGTCCCTGAACACGTCGATCTGTGGGGCCGCGTCGTTAAAGTCGCGCCAAGGATTGAAATGGACGATGTTTTCCGCGGGTGTATCTGGCGTTGTGTCATCGCGCATGGGTGTGTCCTGGTCGGGATTTGATGGGTCGCTGGGCTCGTCGGTCATGCAACCAGGCTCCAGCACCGTTCGGCGTGGGCGCAGAATCGGCACTCGAAGAAATCCCGGTTGGCGGCGATGCGCGGCAGCAGTTCACCTGCGTCTGTGGCCTGCAGGATCCGCACTGCGCGATCGGACATGCGCTGCGCCAGATCGGCATCGAATGGCACCAGCTCGTGGTACAGCTCGGCCGTGTCCTTGTTGATGGCGGTGAACAGCGCCGGTGCGGCCGAAATCCCTGGCACTGACGGCTCCATATAGGCCTGGTAGATCGCGATCTGGGCGGCATAGACGGGCTTGGAGACCGCCACGCCGTCCTTGACGCAAGCGCGCCAGTTCTTCGCGTTCATGGTCTTGCATTCCCAGAGCGCGGGCACGCGCATATCAAGCGCTGCTGGGGCATCAGCGATGATCCCGTCGACATGGCCCCGGATACGACCGCCCGCGACGGAGAAGCCGAACTGGCCGCCGTCGCGCTTTTGCGTGACCAGATCGAACCCGGCGGCACGCAGCCAGCGGATTGCAAGGTCTTCAAGCTGGTGGCCGATGGCGAAGATCCGAAGTGTTTGGCCGCCGAAATCAGCCCCCTCATCCTTCGGCGCATCGGCGAACTCGAATTGCAGCGCGCGTTCGCAAGCATGACCCAAGCGGGATGCGCCGAGATATGTCCGGGGCGGCGTAGCCTCGCGCTCGGCGATGAGCGCTGCATCGACCAGAGCGTTGATCCGCTCGGCCGTGGATGGGCGTGGGTTGAAGTCCAGCATCAGAACGGCACCTCCGGGGTTTGGGCCCGGGCGATGTCAGCCATGGCCTCGCGGAAGCCCTCGACCGCCTCCTCGATCAGGGCGCGCACCTGTGCCTCGCTCAGATCCGCGAACGCGGTCTGCCAGCCGATCTCGTCCATCAGGAGTGCTACGCGTTTCATGGTGGCGGTGATGGCGGCGCGTTCTTCTTCGGTGAGATCAACCATGGCAAAACGCTCCCGCGCCAAGCGCGTCCAGAAGTCTTGGCAGGGCATCGAGCAGAACCAGACCGATGGCCGGGGCCGCTTCGACCGGACCGGATCGCGCCAGCCAAAACCACGCGTGGGTTGCCGGCAGACAGCACAGAGCGTTCCACGTGGATGCCAGAGACGCCGCCGGCCCTCGGCCGTGATCGGTGTTGGTATGGTCATGTGTCATGCCGCCCTCCGTTCGGGACCGGCCACCGCATTTACGGCCGCCTGGATGGCGCGCTTGTTGAAGCCGAAGGTCATAAGCGCCGAGGCGCGATAGCGCGTCAGGCCGAAGTCGTGGCGGCACTCGGATGGCAGGTATTTCAGCTGCTTGTCCGTCGGTGGCTGGCGCAGCCATCCTCGCGTCTTGAAGGCGCTTTCATCACTCTCATGGGTGTTCAGCCAGTCATCAGCCTGCGCGAGGCAGACGGTGCGTTCGCCGACGCCCAACAAGCGCGGCCGCTCGCCCTTGGCCCCGCCAATGGCGTACCAGACGCCCTCCATCCAGAAGATGCCGCCCCAGGCGGTAAAGCCCGTGGCCATCAGCGCGTCGTCCGTCCCAAAGAGATCGACCCATGCGAAACTGGACCGTTTCAGCAGATCGATCTCGGTCATGACAAAGCCCGAGAGCGGCACAGTGTCCGCGCCTGTTTCGCCTTCGTCCTGCAACAATACCTCGCCGCAGAGCGGGCATTCGGTGGCGGCGAGCGGGATCTCCGCAGCGCAGGCCGGGCAAGTTTTCGTCGGGGCTTCACCGGTGCCGATCTTGCCATCCAGATCGACATCCTGTTCCAGCGTGCCGTGGATCAGGCTCGATGTCCCGAAATCCAGCACCACGCAGTCGGTCTTGACCAGCCCCGGGTGCTCCTCCGGATCGACCGTGCGCAGGCCCCGCCCAACCATCTGGATCATGGTGGATTTGTAGGAACTGGGCCGCAGCAGCACGACACAGGAGGTGGGCGGGTGATCCCAACCCTCGGTCAGCACCGCGACATTGACGATGACGCGGATGCTGCCCGCCGCATAATCGGCAAGGATGGCCTTGCGGGCCTCGGACGCCAGATCGCCATGGATCAGCGCCGCCGTGATCCCCGCCGTACGAAAAGCTTCGGTGACATGTTCGGCATGGGCGACGGTGGAACAGAACACCACGGTCTGCCGCTCCCCCGCCTTTTCTTTCCAGTGGCGGATCACCTCATCGGTGACGGGTGCCCGGTCCATGATGCCCGCCACTTCCGTCATGTCGAAATCCGCGCTGGTCTTGCGGACGGATTTCAATTCTTCCTGCACGCCCACATCGATGACGAAGGTCCGTGGTGGCACGAGGTGCCCCGAGGCGATCAGCTCGCCCAGACGGACCTGGTCGGCGACATTGTCGAAGACCTCGCGCAGACCCTTGCGGTCGCCCCGGGTCGGCGTTGCCGTCACCCCAAACACCCTCGCGTCGGGATTGGCGTCGCGGACCCGGTCGATGATCCGCCGGTAGCTGTCCGTCACCGCGTGATGCGCCTCGTCGATCACCAGCAGATCAAGGCGCGGCATGTCGGTCAGGTTTGACGCCCGCGCCAGCGTCGGCACCATGGCGAAGGTAACGTCGCCCCCCCAGGATTTCTCGGTGGCGTCGATCACCGAGGTGGACACGTCCGGCACCACGCGCTGGAACTTGGCACGGTTCTGCGCGGTCAACTCGTCGCGATGGGCCAGAACACAGGCCTTGGCACCGTCACCGATCAGTTGTCCTGTCACAGCGGACAACATAATCGTCTTGCCCGAATTGTGGGTGAGCGTGAAATCCCCCATCAGGTAGCGATGGTCGCCGTCCACGGTGAACCCGAAATAATCGCCTTCGCCGACCGGATGGACGGTGAAACCACAGCGCAGCACGTTCTTCTTCTGCTTGCGCGGCGGCGCCTGCTTGCGCAGAACCCGGGTCGGGATCATGTCGAGGTCGCCCGAGATATGGACGCGGTGATAAATCCGCCCGCCAACCTCTTTTTGCGCCGCGGTCGCCAAAAAACCGAGGCTGCGGGCGATGAAGACAACGTCCTTCGCGAGTTGGAACGATTTGCTGACGAACTCGAAACAGCGTCCGTTCATCAGATGTCCGTCCGTGTCCAGCAATCCGGCGAGAATGGCGAAACGGACATCGCGAGAACCGAGCCGATAAGCGTCGGGCAGGAATTTCTCCCCGGCGGTCTTGCCGAACAGGCAGAGGTTGCGAAGCTGGTCGATCAGCGCATTCTTGTGGTCGCGGTCATCGACGAAGAAATAAGTGTTGGCCTCGTTGTTGCTCAGCTGCTCGCACCGGAGCCTGAGTCCGAGCCTCGCCGCAAACCGGTAAAGGTCATCGACGATTTCGATATCCGGCGTAGTCACCGACACATTGCGAATAATGCTGCCGTCACCGAGAATCACGCCCAGAAAATACGGGTCCAGTTCAGGCGCGTCGCGATCAGGGAAATCCACCGGCATCCGCAACAGCTTGTGCAGGTGGCGAAAATTGTCGGACGCGGCAAGCCAGTCGGCCACACTGATATCAACCAGTTCACCGTCACGGTTGCGGCTGCGCGCCGGCATGCCGTCGTTCGTTCGCACCAGCGTCAGGATATGGCCGAGATTAACAACGAGAGGGTCGCCTTTGAGCGGCCTGATTTCGAGCATCTGGTCGCACCCGCGATGCAGCTCAAGAACACGCCGCGGCGCACTTCCCGGGCCCATCAGGACGTCGCCCACCTGAATGGACTCAACCGGTTTCAGCGAGCCATTGAACATCAAGATCGCGGTCCCTGGCGCATGACACCCGGTGGGTGCCACGCCCAGCGTGTTACCGCGGGAGGCGAGCGCAGCAACACTGCGCTCGACGAAGGTTTTCTGGCGGGGGCGCAGGCGCATGACCGATCCCCCCCTTACTGCGCCCAGCTCGGCCGCCCGGGGGCACCGGGGTTGGCTGCTGGCGGATTGGACGAGGACGTTGGAGCGGCAGCATTCTGCTGCGAAGTGGTCCCCGGCCCGGCGTTACCACTGAACTGCAGGGGCGCCGTTCCCATGACCTGCGCATAATCGCGATGGTCAGGCGTGACGGCGCTGCGGATCTCGTTCTTGTCGTCACCGCTGGCGTCGGTCCCGATGTCGATGCGGGCGACGAACTCGATCCCGTCGAGATCAGCAAAGCCGCTGATGCGCCGCGCGGCCTGCGCCTCGGCCGACATGTCCTTGTCGGAAATCCCGCGCGCCGAGTTCAGCATGCCGCGCACCAGGCTGCGGCCCATGTTGGTCCAGTCAGGTCCCTTGGGGCTGTAGAGACCGATCAGCGTGAAGATCTTGCGGCGGGCATATTGGCCCTCGGTCACGGTAAACTCGCCGTTGAGATAGACAGCCCCAGTGGAGCCGCGCGTGGCATAGCCGCCGGTCCAACCTTGCGAGGCATCGTCGAAACCGCCGGGGCGGATGGTCAGGCGCACCTTGGCGAGCGTGCCCTTCGGGATCAGGTTGGTGTTGCTCTGCGCGTCGTTGAAATCGTTCCAGGAACCCATGGGGAACCTCCTTCTATTTTCAGGATTGCGGTTGGGATTGGTCGGCACTGACCGGATCGGCAGGCGGCGGGGCGTAAGTCAGCCGGTCGGATGGAGGTGCCGCTGCCGTCCGGATCTTCGCCATCAGGCGGCCGAGATGGGGTTCTTCGACCTGATCCAGACGGCCGGAGCGGTCCTTCGCCGGGAAGCTCCAGGGGTTGATCGTCTGGCAGACAAAGGCGCGATACGGATCACCGCCGTCGGCCTTCAGTTCGGCCATGGTGATCACTTCATCGACGATCCCCGGCAGCTCGAGGCCTGTCTTGGAGCCATCGATCTGCGGCTGGAAAACCTTGCGATTGAAGTCGTCAAGCTTCTCGTCAAGGATTCCGACGAACCATACGTTCTTGGCCCGCGTGTGCTGCAGATGGGTGAGCCAGCCGATCATCTCACGGCCGTGCAGCCCGTAAGCACCGCGCACATCCGGCTTGCCGGTCTTTTCCGACAGCGCTTCGGGCTGGCCTTTGCACCAACCAAAGCACAGCCGCCCGGCGACAGTGATCGAGTCGACAAAGATAGTGTCGTAGCGATCCAGTGCTGCCGGATCGCCGAAACGGTCGCAGACTGCCTTGTAGTGGGCCGGGCTATAGGGATGCTCGTCGCGCAGCGCCGGGTTGGGCCCGCCGATGAACACCGCGAAATCCCGGCATTCGGCCCATGTCCGAGGCCGGATGCTGTCGCCCGCCCAGCCTTCGATGGCCAGATCGCCTGCTTCGAGATCCATGAACAGCGTGCGCTCGGGATCGAGGGTCCACAGGAGGGACGTTTTCCCGATGCCGGATTTCCCGAAGATGCAGCCCTTGATTCCGCGCGGTTCGGCCAGCCGCTGGTCGGCGCTGATGATCGGGAGGCTCACTGGTCGGCCCCCTGCGCGAGAATCTCGACCTTCAGCGTGCCGGGCCGGACGGTGCGTGCGGGCTCGAAACCCTGCCGGATGGCCTCAGGCCAGGCGACGTATTTGCGCTCTGACACCTTGAAGGAGAGATCGACATATTCGGCCGGATCGTCCCCGGCATCGCGGATCCTTGCGACCATGTCGGCCAGCCGGTCCTGATCCCAATCCACCCGCTTCGGCAGATCAGCCACCACGGTGAAATCACCATCGTCGAAGCGGACGGTGCCGGTATCCTTGCCCGAAACCTGGCGTTCTTCTGCGGCCCGGGTGGCATAGCGGATGAGCAGCCCAGCATCGAAGCGGTTCTTGGCGGCCTTGTCGCGCTTCAGGCGCTCGTCGATTTCGCGCTGAAGGATTGCCAACAACTCGACCGGCAGGGCCGCAACCTCGGCGGCGCTGAGAGATGGCAGATCGTCAGGTGTGGGGGTGTTCTCGGGGAATGGCATGAAATGGTCTCCGTGATCGGTGAAAAAGGATTGGAATGCGGGCATCACGCGGCCTCCTGTTCCGCGAGCAGCAGCTCGGACAGCGAGACGGCAGCAGCTTTGGGCTTGGGTCTTGCGACGGCGATGTAGGCGAACTGGTCGGGGCCAACGCGCTCCTGCACGAGATGCACGAGGCCCAGTTCGGCGGCCCAGAAGGCCCGCGATCCGAGCCTGCTCAACTCGACGCGCGCCGCATCCGACAGCCCTGAAAACACAGGGAAGATGTCGAGCACCAGAAAGCCGCGATGGTATTCGAGCCGGTCGCCGGGAACGGCTTGCGCCACCCAGGCGCAGAACTCGATCTCGGAAAGCGGTCGGCTGGCGCGAACCGTAATAAAGGGTGTGGTTCCCATGAACATGATCTCCTCCTTTCGCCTCTACTCAGGCCGCCGCGACATCGTCCCAGCGGGGACCGAGACCGCTTCGGTGTCTTGGTTTGAGGCGTTGTGCTGCTCGTCCGGCTGACCCGTGTCGGCGTCGGCGTAGACCGCCACGAGAGGCGTCCCATCCTGGTGGGCACCGGCATTCTCGATGCGGTATGCACGCTGGTTCTTCAGGATTTCCGGCAGCTCCCAGCGGCGGTAGAGGCCGGGGATGCGCTTGAGGTCTGCGGACGGGAGGTCGGCTTTGCGGATCATGCTGGTCGACTTTCGGTTTGAGTGGGGCGCGCGGTGGCGTCTGAATGGGAAAAGCCACCGCGCCGCAGGGATCGGGACATCCGATCAGCGAAATTCTTGCAGGACGTCGCGCAGACGCCGGGTCGCCCGCTGATAGCGTTTGCGCGTCGCCGCCTCAGACAGCCCCAGCTCGGACGCGACCTCAGACTGAGAGAAACCGTCGATGGCCACACGGATCACCAGATCCGCATCCGTGCCGACGATGCGGACGAGATCGCGGTGGAGCAGTTCGGGAATGGCGTCACCCGACAGCACTTCACCGTCGGCCGGGATTTCGTTGGGATCGGCCTCACAGCGCAGGCTCTGGTGCCGGTCCTCGCGCTGACGCGTTCTGATCAGGTCCCGCTCGATATTCCGCAGGATGGTTGCCGCGATCCAGTTGACCCGCTGCAGATCCAGACCCCGAATGGCCTCAGAAGCCCGTGCAAGGATTTCGGATGCAACCTCGTCGCCGGTGCCGATCCTGCGCCAGATCGATCTGCGCCGAACGGCATCCAGCCCCGGCCAGAGCGCCAGAAGCATCAGCGTCAGGGCACAATCGGCGGTCTCACCATCAGACTGTGCGTCCCTGACCAGCGCGGCCAGCAGCTGGTTTTTCTCGTCTGGCGCTTTGCTGCCAACGTGCAGCGTATCCAGCAAAGCAGCAGGATCAGCGAAATGCGCGAGCGGCTCGCTGCTGCACCGGATTGCATCGAAGGTGCGTTGGAAACTGAAAGTTGAAGAAGACAACATGAGGTGATCACGGATCTCGTGCCACGCGATGGACATTGGACGCCTGCCTTGCGGCCAGGCGTCCAGCGCCTTGTCGTGGCCAGGTCAGGACGTCGTGCGTCTCTGCGATTTCAGGGAAGTGGTGAGATGCGCGCCTTAGCGCGCGGGTGATGTCGCCTGGTTCAGCGTTCCGCAGCCGCGGCAGGTGGCCACGACCGGAAAGCCCACGAAATACTCGTGCCCCCGCGCGAAACGCAGATGCATGCGGCCGTCCCGGCAGACGCCGAGCAGCTTGTCACAGCGCGTACAGCGCCATTCGGGGCTCAAAAGGGTGGGTTTTGATTTTGCGCCACCGGTCCAGATGATCTGGGCGGGCTGGCGGGAAGTATCGGGAGTCGGCATGGAAGTGCTCCTCTGATGAGTGAGCCTTTCCAATAATCAACAATTTGTTAGACCGTCTCCCGGCGCATGTTAGACCGACGTTAGACGGGCCCTTCGACCAGCGCATCGGAGACACCTTCGGTCGGTTGCCCGGCGAGCATCAGACGCCAGTAGCCATTCTTTGCACCCTTGCCGATATAGACGTCCCGGATGCTGTCCCACGTATTCTTCCGGAACGTCTGTTGGGGGCTTCTGGATTCGAAGCCTTCCATCAGCGCTTTGACCTGAATATCGGGACTGCCTTTCCCGGCGGCGACAACAAGGCGTTCGAAGATTGTAAGTTGATCGTTCCCGGTGAGGTGCAGCGGCTCCTTGCCCGGAATGAACAGGGTGCCAGACTGCGCACCTGTCCGGACAACCCGCGGTGACACGCCCCCGCGTGCGAGCGAAAGGTTGTTTCGATATGCGAGTTCGATGCCGTCGCGGGCGAACAGGATCTCCTCGTCCGCCGATGCGAGATGGGACAGAAGTGGCACAACCACGTTGGAGCCGAGATGCGATGGCATTTCCTCACTGGCCGCGAGGATGATGCCGACGCCAGTTGTGTTCCGCGCGCGCAAGGCCAGGTCCAGCCTTTGGGCAGTTTTCGGGTCATTCAGGCGCCTGGCGAAATAGACGGGCACCTCGGCACCATCCACCTGCATTGCGCCGAGCAGTGTCAGGTCCGGGTCTAGGATCTGGGCTGTTCGCTTGCTCAAGAGCGGCTTTATCAGCCGCATGAGGGTCTCGTGAAGCCATTGGTCGTTAATCGCGAACATCTCGACATCCGACACCGGTCGCTTGCCTGCGTGCTCGCCGAACGGGCCCACCGTGTTGACCATGCCCTCTGTCGCCGACGGCTTCACGGTGCCTTCCCCGTCAAGGTCGTCATCGTCGATCAGGACCACATCCTGACGGTCGCGGCGCTCAAGCAGCCCACCCTCGATCAGGCGACTGGCGTCGAGTCCGAGTTCCAGGAGGTAGCTGCCGCTGACCTCGTCTTCAATGCGGTCATGGAGTTGAACCAGTTGGGGAAATATCGCCTGCAGGTCATCGGACGCGATCTGCCGGAATGCGCTCAGGATCCCCCATTCCTTGAGGAGGGCGAATCCGAGGGCGCGCTCTTCGGGATCCGTCTTGCTTTGCAGATTGCAGCTTTTCGTGCCGGAGATCGTGAGATTGAGCGTCCGCTCCTTTTCGTCGCCGACCCGGTTGTAGGCGACAGCAATGGCAATCCGACTGAAAGCTTCGGCACGGCGGAATATGTTTCTGGTGCCCAGATACTTGTCCGCCACCTCTTCAATGTCGTCATCGACGGCGACCTTCAGTTGCAGCTTGCGGCGCCAGACCCCGAGCCGGATCTCTGCTTCCACGACGCGGGCAAACGCGAATGCGTAGCCATCGATTTCCGGCGGCTGCAGACGAAGCGAGGTACGAAACCGCAAGAGGTTATAGCGCTTCCAGGTCAGCGGTTTCTGGGAGATGTCGTGGCCGAGGGCAACTTCGGCGAACGAGTCGCTGACCGTCTGGCGAACCACCGGGCTGTCCGCACAGACCTCAATCTGGCGGAGCGACGGCGTGTAAATGAGAGTCGCCTCGTTCGGAGGGCGATAATAGATGGTTCCCCTGCGTCCGTCGTGTCGATGGTCATAGACGCTCGACAGCGGCCCGCCATGCCGGACGATCAGCATGATCGACGCGGGGTGCGTTTCAGTTGCGGGCAGATCGAGCGCTTTCACCGTGCAGGAAATCTCGGGTTTCAGCTCGAGCACCCCCTTGATCTTGGCCGCCAGTGCCGTCTCGTCGATT